CCTCGTGGACCCACATCAACACAGACTCATCGGTCATCGTGATCTCCATAGATAGACGAAGGCTATTAGATAATCTATATCCAGGTTTACCTCGGTGCTTCTTTTTCTTTTCGATACCACGTTTAAAATGTATAGATCCTTCTCCGTCAAAGAGTCCTGCGATGTATGCTCTATCAGTTTCTGGAATCATATCAACCCTTGTGCTTTCCGTGCACGTACTTTGCACAAGGGCAAAGGCTCCACACCTCCACAGTACTTACTGCTTCTTAGGTTGCCGTACAGGGAATAGCGCGTGGCGTTATATGGACGGAGGTCCTTTTCATACTCTTTAATTTTTATCATGTGTTATTATCCATCTTAACGTTGCAGTTGTTGGATCAAAACTATCAAACTTACTAGTGCAGGCTGTCAGAAGTACCATCATCAATCCAACCCATATCATCGATCTCATAGAATTCTCCTTCCGAGTCACAGTCCCAGCACTGATGTACCTGGTCCTTTCCCTCTGTTGCAACTTTTACATATCCATTACCTTTACACGTTGGACAGATATGTATCTTAACTCTAGCTTTTTTTAATTTTTCCATTTAATTTCTTTGCTTTCTCATTCGCAATTGATTCAATGGTCTTACTTATAGATAATGTTGCATCGGGCAATAATACCTTCGACAACTGTATCAATGTCTTGTATGTTTCATGTGTAAGTGAAACATTTCTATATTTAGTTATATCGGTCATAGACCTTCCTTTCATTTAATTATGATGACTATATAGGATAACAGGAGATTTTGTCAAGTATGAAAATATTATTAAGTTTATTAATTTGTTCTCAAATAGCCGGTACATGTTTGGAACCGTACGAATGGCCGGAAAGGTTTAACACTCAGTATGATTGTCTTATGTTTGGTTATGAAGAATCTATTAAAAAAATGAAAGAAATAGGCAGAACTGATGTTAATCAATATAACATGTATGTTAAGTTTTACTGCACGCCTGAGAATACCATTTGATATTGTGGCACAATTGTGATAAGGGGATTCATCTCACCACATCAATAACCTATCCTTGTTTATCCCTCTTTAGGATAGGTTTTTCTTTATTCCACATCCACAGTAAAAGCACTGCGGGTAATAGAAATAGACTACTTACAAATACAGCCAATAAAATCACCAGTGCCATCATTCATTACATGAACATTAAACGGTGGTTCGTGATACGTAGTCAGATATAATCTGAGTATATCACAAAGATCAAAGCAATCGACTTCGTCCAATAATGATATACCCGCCGTCATCTCCTTTGTGACAGCCACTAATTGATACAACCCGTCGCTTAGAATTATTAAGTCCATTAATCCTCTTCTGGTAATACTCTTGAGTCAAAGTTCCGTGTTCCATGTGCTATGATCTTTTTAACTCCTGGTGCATGCAGATTTAATGTTGCATATGGCGCCCAAGATTTTTTTATTAGATTTAATTCTAATATTAAATTAGACCATTGTTTATGTGTTATGTCTTTACTTGTGATTGTTAACTTTTTTTCTTTCATGCCTAGAGTCTAGGATAATTTAGGATGTTTGTCAACGCCCCTGGCCACGATATTTTTTGAACATACGCCGCTTACTTTTGTTCATTTTACACAAGCTAGGGTTGCGTCCGATCGACGTTTTATGAAATATAGGTTCGTGTGCAATTTTTGTGTATAGTCCTTTTGCTTTGGCCATTATTCAAGCCACTCTTTTACAAAAGGTTTAGAATCTTCAGGAGCTGTGATAATAGGAAGATAAGTTATTTTACCATTTACATGTTGTTGTAGGTCTGCACCACAATTCATACATCTAAACATTTCCGGAGTTAAACCAACTAACATTGTAAACTCATCACATGTAGGGCACTTACCATTAACTACTTCTGCTGAAACTTTCATTCTATTCTATTATCAGCTTCTTGATGCTTTTGCTACCATCAATATTATCTTCTAACTCTGCAGAACCTTTCCAGCATTTGTAGGATACCGTTTCTGAATACTGTCTCTCGGCCGTGCGCTTGCCGCGTAAGCATTCAGCCATCGAACTTTGCAAACGAGCCTCCTTGATCTCTCCGTTTACAAACATAAGTAATCCTATTACAGCTTCTATCATACTACTTTACCTTTGTTCTCACCCTCTTTGATTACATACTTCTGTGTACCATTCTTACCATGTTCTACAGATTTTTTTAATTC